CAACTCACGTTCGATATGTTCACCCATCTTTACGCCTCCCATAACCACAGAAGAAATTCCTGTTGCAGATGATTCCGAGTAGCTTGCACTTGCCTGTCGTGGTGTAGGCAATCGGGACTTGCCAGCTGACGCAGTCCCGGCATCTGATGAGCTTCTCAGCGGCGACCAGTTTGCCGTCATATCCGCTCTCAATGATATACTCAGGCATTTGACCACTCCTTTCTCCGTCTGGCTTCTCTCCTGAGACAGCCGCATGACCGGGTCAGTCCTGCGTTGAGGTTCGTCCGAAGTGCGACCGTCTCAGCCCCGCAGTCGCATCGGCATCTCCATCTGGTGATTATGGTGTCGCCCTCCGGGGATACATAGTTCCCCGGCTCTCTCCCGATGACCGTCAAGCGACCATATCGTCTCCCGGTCAGGTCTTTCAGCGGTGGCATGATGTTCCCTCCTTTCAAAGAGTGACCTCTATCGTGACCTTTGCCCCGGTGCCGTTCAGGAGCTTCAAGACGGCGCAGAGCCGGTCGATGTCGTTTTGCACGATGGTGATGTGCGGCTCGAACTTCGGGAGCTCCTGCGTCTCTTTCGGGGTCTCCTGCTGGGTCTCCTGCGGTTCCTGTTTCACGGGCTCGTCCGGGGTCTCCTCCGGGACTTCCTCCTGCGGTTCTGTCTGGTGGAGGAACCCGTCCCACTTAGCAAGGCTGTCTTTCGTCGGCATCACGTTCGTCGCCTTGATGCCCAGCCGCTGGAGTTCTTTCCAGAACGTGGGCTTGGAAACCTCGAACATCTGGCAGAACATCCCGGTGCTCGCATCGTACCGCTCCCTCAGTCCGAGGATATACTGTCTGCGGATGTCGTCGGGCATCGCCCTGAACTCCTGCCACGTCATGGGCTCGCTGAGCTTGTAGGTCTGGATTTCGCCGTTCATGGCTTGCATCTCCTTTTTTGTCATGTTGTCGCTCGGGAGACGGACGTGCCGTCCCCCTTGCCGCTTCTTGTTGTACGCTCCCCGGGCGGTGCGTTTCCTCTCGAGCTCCGTCTGGTGGAACACGAACTCCTCGTTGGTCATCTCCTGCCCTCCACTTCCACGGGGTCGAGCTCTGCCCAGAAGTCCTCGCAGTCGTACAGCTTCTCCCGGAGCACTTGAATCTCCGTCCACTGCCAGCCGATGACCCCCACGAGGGCAAGGCATAACAGTATCAAGTAGAGCATCACTTTGCCCCCCTCATCAGTTTGCGCTCGTTGATAGCCGCTTTCTTTGCGGAGTATTGAGTGCGGTTTACTTTCACAAGCCGCCGACGTTCTTTGCGTCCCGGATTCTTTTTCATGGTCGTCTCCTTTCATGTCTCTAAGATGCGGATGCCGTACACTTGGAGCATCAGCTTCCGCTTGAGGATGTACTCCGGGGTCTTGTGCCCCTTGGTGTCTTCCACGACGAGCTTGCCGTCCCGGAAGTAGACGAAGTCTGCGATGTAGTTCGCCGACCTCTCAAGGCACGCCCCTGTCTCGCCATACTCCCCGGTCTCATCGTACTGCGTCGGTATCAGCAGATACCGCACCTGCCGCTTGAGCCCGTGGATTTTCCCGGCTCTCTCCATCAACTGGAGCTCCTTGAACCGATTCGCTTCTTTCCGGGAGGGGAACTTGATGCCCCCCACCCATGTCGTCCTCGCATTGAATTTGTTCATGGCGGTCACCTCAGAACGGGAGGTCGCCGTCGTCGTCGTCAAGCTCCGTCATCTGGGGAGACGCAGGGGTCTCTTTGCGCTTGGACTCTCCGAAGTACACTGTGTCGGCAACGACGTTCCAGCTCGTGCGGTTCTTGCCCTCGTTGTCCTGCCATTTCCGGGACTCGAGCCGCCCCTTGACGATGGCGAGGGTACCCTGCTTGAAATACTTGCTCACGAACTCCGCAGTGTTTCTCCATGCCACGCAGTCGACGAAGTCGGTCTCGTGGTCGCCGAAGTCCCGGTCGCACGCAATCGTGAACGACGCAACAGGGGTCTCGCTCTTGGTGTAGCGCAGTTCCGGGTCTCTGGTCAGTCGCCCGGCAATCGTGATGTTATTCAGCATCTGTTTCACCTCCAAACAAAAGACCCAAGGCTTTCTTGCCGTCCCACTCGTCCAGCCCGTCAGCCAGTTTTTTTGCCGCCATCAGGTAGGGGACGAGCTCGTCTTCCCCCTCGTGCTCCAGCACGAAGTCAATGATTTTCCTTGCAAGTTCCATGTTCAAATCTCCTTATTAAAGACTCTATTTCTTCTGCGCTCTTGGTCTCAATCCCAAGGGCTTGGCAGTCCTGCACGAGAGAATCTATCAGTGCGGACATTTGTTTGCTGTCGTAGGTGCTGGAACCGTAGTAGAGCACCACGGTCACGCACCCGGGAATCTTCGAGGGCATGGTCTCGGTCTGCCAGCCCAGCCCGTTCCGTCTCCACTCTTGGCTCAGTCTCTGGACGGCTTGCTCCCTGACGCAGACCACGTCGGAGACCCCGCCGATGCCCCGGATAGCCCTGCGGTATATCTGCGTCTTCGTGACGTTCAGGGCTTCGGCGAGCTTGTCTATCAGCACCCATGCGTAGGCATTCGCATCGGTGCTCCGCTTCGGTCTGTACCGCTTGAGGGAGACATCCACGTCGTGCTCTCTTAGCCCGTCAAATAGACTGCGGATGTCCCCGTCAAGCTCGACCGTCAGTCGCTGTTTTCCGTCCAGACCGACCACGAGGTCAAGTATCCGTCCTCGCATTGATGCACTTCAGGCAGAGGAGCTTCCCGAACTTGGCTTCGCTCCGCATCTTGTGGGCTCGGAGACTGACCAGCTTCCCGTCTCGCCCGGGATAGGGGTCAATGACCGCACCGCATTCCTCGCACGCATACATGGGGTCTTTCGGCTTTTCCTGCGGCTTCTCCTGCGGTTTCTTCTGCGTGGTGGCCTTGGCACCCATACGGAACGCTTCGACGTTCATGGTGTCGTTCCAGATGGTCAGCGTGGCAATCTCCTGCCGCTCGTTGTAGGTGATTTCCCGGACGGAGAAGCGGTCGTTGCATCTCCAGCCCCCGGACTCGCTTTTCTCGAGCTGACAATTGGAGACCCAAATAAACGGCGCCGTGTAGAGCTCTCTCCCGATGCCCCATTTGAAGCCCGCACGCTTGAAAGCATCGGACGCACGCCCTTTCTCTTTCTCGGTGTAGGACTCCACGCCAGCGTCCCATTTCCAGACCCAGCCCTCGCCCATGTCGATGGCGATGCCACCATAGAGGACTCCGTCCACCAGTTTGAAGTCGTTCTGCCAGTTCGCTTCCCCGACGGTCTCGTCGAGCAGGTTCGCATCGGTTCGTGCGGTCTTGTAGAGAAGTAAGGACAGTCCCTTGCCCTGCCGGGAAATCTGGGAGATGCGGCACTCGATTTCGTCCGCTCTCAATAACCTAAATCTATTCATTGTAACCTCCTTAATTAATCATTTAATAGTAAGACTCGTACTCGTGACTAATTCTGCGAACGGCACCTCAGCCCCGGCCTTGATAGCGTCCGCTATGGCTCGCTTGTCGGGCTCCGGGTCTTTCTCCCGCAGGAGTCCGATTGCGTTTGCCTTTGCCCATGAGAGGAAACCGTCTGCCAGTTTCAAGGACGTACTCTTTCGGTGACCGACCGCCACCCGGGGGCTCTTGAACGTCTCCCCGTTGAGGACGAGCTCCAGATACTGCTCTGCCCTGTCTGCCGCCGCTTCCTCCCGTTTCCGTCTGGTGGCGAGGGACTGCTCCTCGTCCCGCATCGCCTTGGCTGTCGCCCGGGAGTTTTTGACGAACAGCGCAAGGTTCTCGACCTTGGTGTCCCGTGCCATCTGGAGCTCGTTCAGAGCTTCCTCGTCGATGGTGACCTCGCCCGTCTCCTCGTCCAGACTGGACAGAACCAGCTCCTCGATGGCCTTGTCGATTTCAAATATCGTCATCGTCTTCGTCGTCCTCCTCGTAGGGTGTATTCCACCAGCCCGTCGTGCAGTAGCCGGTGCGCTCTGTCTCCTCAATCCAAGGAGCGTCTCTCAGTGATTCCATTTATTCGCCCCCCAAATAATTCTTTCCAAACCTTGCCCGGAACTCCTCAACGTCCCAGCCATACCGCTTTCGGCAGAGACCCTGCATCCACGCTTTCAGACCCCGGTCGAGGGCACCGCTCTTTCGATGGATTGCTTCGTGGCACTGGGGGCAGACCTCAATCCAGCACCCGTATGCCTTTGACTTCTGTCGGTTCGCTCCGTGGAAGACCTCATGCCGCTGGAGTGGTCTGTCCGTCCGACAGCAAATCCTGCACCCGGTGACGGGCGGGGCTATACTCGGAGCATATCCGTTGCGGTCGAGGACTTCACCGAACTCATTTTTCCGCAATCCCGTCCACCGCCTTTCTGAGCTCCTCGAGGTTCGTCGGCTTCGGGGCTTGGTATCTCGCCGCCGATGTCATCTTGTTCGGTTTTTGTTTGGGCGTTGAGTAATTGCCGTCGTGAACCTTTGCGAAATTATTGGGCTTGATGAGCCAGTCGAACGTCACCGTCCAGCCCCGGTCGCCGCCACCCATCAGGAAGTCGCTCTCCCTTACCATGTCGATGGCTTTCAGAACCTCGTCCAGCCCGTAGTCCTTGATTCGTTTCTTAAGGAGCTTGCCCCTTTCGCTGTCCGGGAGAATCTTGGTCACCTTTGACAATCCGAGACTGTTCCATGCGGACATCACTCGCCCGGTGTCTGTCTCTGACTCTATCTCTATCTCTTTCTCTTTCTCTGTCTCTGTGTAACGCTCCTGTAACATGGGCGTAACATTGTTACGCTCTATCAACTTGTTCTCCCGAGAACGTCTCATTCGTTCAGCCGCCCCGGTCTCCGACCCGGTGTTCGCCACCACCCACGGGAGGAAAAGGGTCGTCGCATCCGGGGACTCTGCAAGACCGCAGGACAGGAGGTATCTCAGAACCACCTCGACGTTCTCGGGCTCCTCGTCAATCTCGAGAGCAAGCTCGGAAGCCATGTTGTCCTCCAGACCCGTCCACGTCAGGATGCCCTCGGTCTTGAGACTGGCAAGCTGTAGCTTGAGGTAGATGATGAAATAGGTGTCACCCCCGGCGAGCTTGCGGAGCTTCTTGATGCGCTTGGAGGAGAACACGTCCTCCTTGAGCTTCAGCCAGTAGTACCGCTTTTCCTCGCTCATAGGAAATACCTCTTTATGGTCGTCGTGCCGTACCGGGTTTTCACGGTCACGAGCTCGTCCCTGACCGGGATGCCCCGTTTATGTCTCAACGTCCAGATGACAGCCGCCAGTCGGGTGACCCCGAGCTCCGTCGTTGCATCCATCTGGGTGATGCCCGTGTGCGTCCTCATGTACTCGAGGACTGCAATCTCCTGCTTTGCTACTCTCATCGGTCGAACCTCGCTTTCGCTATATCCCAGAACCCGCAGAACATGATGCCCATGAGGGCGAGCAGGGAGAGGATTTCGTTGCCGATTAACAAAATCGCTATTGACGGGATATACTTCAATATGCTATTCTTCATAAAGAACTCCTTTCGCGTCTGCCGTTTCCCCTGTGCCAGCAGGGGGAGCGGCTTTTTGTTTGCCGCCCAGATACTGCTCGAGCAATCCCGGGCTGATGTGATACGTCCATACGCTGGACATCTTGACCGCCGTCCCTATGGGGAGAAGCCCTCGCTGTAGTCCGATTCGCACGAACTGCTGAGAGACTCCCATCCGTTCAGCGGCCTCCTTGACTGTGACTCTCACATGGTCACCCCCAGAATCTCGTTGATGGCTTCGACCACTTTCGGGGTCGACAGTCTCCCGGTCAGAATCTTGTAGAGGTAGCTCGAGTCGAAATACAGACCCGTCCGCTCCCGGACGGACTCGATGAGCCACTCCTGCGTCTGGTTCAGCTCGACCAGTCTCATGCGGATTGCCTTGCCGTAGTCAGTGATGCCTTTCACCATGTGCATCCCTCCTTTCCTCAGTATTGACATTTACGGGTTTATGTAATACTATGGGAAGTGCCACCTGCCCTCGTATACGTCCATCCGCAATGCCCTATCCTATATTACGCTATGACGTAAGAAATGTCAATAGGGCACGGAAAATTTTTACGGGGGAACGTAACACTATTTATAATAAGGAGGAATCACCGTGTCCGAACTTTTCGAGCGCATCAAATCCCTGTGCGTCAATCGTGGGGTCAACATCACGGAGATGTGCAAGCAAGCGGGAGTATCCCGGAGCAGTCTGACCGACCTGAACAAAGGCAGGATTCAAACTCTCACCGCAGAGACGCTGAGCAAGATAGGTCGCTATCTGGGAGTATCCGTCGACGAACTGCTGGGCAAGGAAATAGACGAGGATTCCGAGCTGATGGAGTATCTCGAGATACTGAGGACTCGCCCGGAGTGCCGCATGCTCATGTCCACGCTCAAACACGCAACAAAAGAGGAAGTCGAAGCGAACGTCCGGGTGATAGAAGCCCTGCGAGGAGTCAATGGAAAGAACGCTGATTGAGGGCTCCGACTACTTCGTGCACCTTGTTCGATTCGCAAATACTGCGAACCCAGCCGCCGCAGTCCTGAACGACGACGGCACCTATGACATCTACCTGAATACCCTGTTCCCCTGCTGGGACGAAGCCATGCCGCACGAGCTCATCCACGTTGCCGAAGACCATCATTTAATTTGCGTGGCAATTAAAGACTGCGAGGAGAGGGCAGACCACGGAAAAATGCGGGTGAGATGCACCGAACCGGGGGTCGTCAGCGTGCTCATTTCGCCGCTTTTGGGCTAAAAACACAATGCCGCACCAGACGCGCTGAGAAGCGCTGTGGTGGCAGATAATTTTAGCCATGTATTTACATGGCTGAGAAATAAAAAGCGCATACAGCGCAAATTTGGCTCTTTTGCGACTAAATTTCGTTTCTACGCAAAAAGTACAGCATTTGCGGGCATTATTTACCTTTTCCCGTATAATGCGCCGCAAAAAGTACCTGATTTTACGCTTTTTCGTATATTTTGGTTTGATTTTACGCTGTTTTGGAGGCAAACAACATGAGAAACCCGAACGGATACGGCTCCGTCGTCAAGCTCTCGGGGAATCGTCGCCGCCCGTACATGGCAAGAGTGACCTCGGGATGGACAGATGACGGTCGGCAGATTTATCAGTCGCTGGGCTACTTCGAGCGCAAGGAGGATGCCCTTGTTTGCTTGGCAAACTACCACGCAGAGCCGTACAACATCGACGACCGCAACGTCACGATGGCAGAACTCTATGCGCTCTGGAAAGAGACGAAAGCGAAGCGGCTGAGTCCGTCCCTTGCCGCTACTCTGGCTTCGGCCTACAAACACTGCGCCGACCTCCACCCGTTGCCGTACCGCACCATCAAGGCATGGCAGATGCAGAAGTGCATCGACGACTGCCCCCTGTCCCGGTCGACGAAGACGAACATCCGCAACGTCTTCTGGCACCTTGACCGCTTTGCATATGAGCTGGACATCACGAGCAAGCGGTGGTCGGACGTACTCGAGGTCGACGGGGCAGAGCCCAAGGAGAAGACCATATTCACGGACGAGGAGGTGCGTGGCTTCTGGAAGCGGCAGGGCGAGCCCGGGGTCGACGAGCTCCTGTTCATGCTGTATACTGGGATGCGCATCTCCGAGGTCTTCCTGCTCAAGTGCGAGGACATCGACCTCGAGCAAGGGACGATGCGGTGCGGGGTCAAGACCACCGCAGGGAAAAACAGGCTCGTGCCCATCCATGACCAGATACGCCCACTCGTGGAGCGTCACATGGGTGGCGAGTATCTTTTCGCCGTCGAGACGAAATCGAAGAACTACATCGTCGCCGCCGTCCACCAGTACCGCAAAATATGGGACAATCTCAAGACCGGGCACTCCCCGCACGAGTGCCGCCATACGTTCCGAAGCAAGCTCGACTCAGCCGGGGCAAACCCGGTCGCCATCGACCGCATCATGGGTCATAAGTCTCAGGGCACCGGGGAGCGTGTGTACACGCACAAGACCGTCAAGGAGCTCAGGGATGCTATTTCCCTGCTCGAATACTGACCGCAATATACGGGCAATAAACAAAGCGTCCGCAATACACGCATAATAAACAAAAAAGAGAGCGGATACCAAAAAAGCCAGTATTTCCAAGGCTTTCCGGGTTCCGCTCTCTTTTAACTTTTGTATGAATTGTTAAACACTTTATTAACTTTATAGGCAAAAAGTACTGCCTTTTCGTTTCTTTTCTCTGTTTTTGGTAACTTTTTGAGCGTGTTTTCTGTACCGATTGCCCTCAGTTTTTACGGGCAATACACAAGAAATTAACAAAAAAGAGCCCCGGTTTCCCGGGGCTATTAATTACTTGTCGCTCAACTGCTTATATACCTGATGTGCACCAGTAGCCGCAAGGCCGCTCACGATACCGATTGCGATTGCGGTCAGAACATCGACCGCAGGGAACTCGGGCATCACCTTGAGGGCTACCACGCCGAGGATGCCACCGCAGACCCCGCAGATGATGGGGAGCCACTTGGTGTCCAGAGCGGTCGCCTTGACCGCTTCAGCCACCAGAAAACAGATGATGGTGATGACGGGGATTGCCGCAATTCCAAGCATTTCCATATGCTATTCTCCTTTCTGTCTGTATAGCGTCTTGATGTCGTTCTTGATGACAGCGATGTCTGCACCTATCTCTGCGAATTTCTCCGCATATCCGTTGTGCACGTCCAGCTTGCGCTCGACCGCCGACAGGCGGTCTTCGATGCGCTGGTCTCTCACGGCTTCGGCTGTCTCCCGGTCTTGCGCTTGTTTCCGGGAGATTAACCACTGCCCAGCAACAGCGCAGATGCCCGTGATTAACGCCACAATAACTGCGTCGCTCATGTGTTCACCTCCAGAACCTTTTGCCACGTCAGCGGGCCGCAAACGCCGTCGCAGTCCAGCCCGTGGTCTTTCTGGAACTTCTTGACCTCGGTCTCTAATAGAGCATCAAATACGCCGCCCACATAGTTCACCGCATACCCTCTCGCCTTGAGGATGGCTTGGAGAACCTCCACATCAGCACCTTTCATGCTCTTGTCGATAGTCCGGGGAGGCCAGAAATCCGCAGTCGGTGCGGCTTTCAGTTCGCCCTCAATGGCCTGTGCCATCGCATACCGGGCTTGGATATTGTTCACGGCAGGGCGTTCAAATTCTTCGCAGAACCGCTTCGTGGAGTTCCAGACGCTGGTGGTTACCCTGAGGAATTGCCAAAGATTTGGAAAGTCCTCTTTCAGTTCCTTGACCATGTAGCGAAGCTGTAGCTCCATGTCTGCGATTAACCCGTTGTTTGCCTTTACGAAATCGTGAAACCCGGCTTTCCTCGTGTGATATGTGAGCTGATATACGCCCCAGCCCTGACCGTCCATCGAGAATATGTGCCTCGACAATTCCCCGGAGTCGACCTTTGCGGCGTACTCTTTCGACCTCGTTCTTCCGAGCTCATAATCCCCTTGCAGTCGACAGGATTCGCACCCGCTCTCCGCTTGGAGATTGCCCATGATACCGATTGCACCGGCGTGGGAGATTCCAGCCTTTCGGAGCGCATCATATATCTGTTGCTTGCTCATTTAGTCCTCCGTGATAAGACCGCTTATGTCCCGACAGCAATCCATCGGATTGGCACTTTCGAGCCAGCCGAAACTGACCCTCCAGTTGCCCTCGTGCAGTAAACCGAAAAGCCAGATGTCGTTGTATCCGCCGGTCTTGCATCAAATACACTGGACATGCTTGTACCGTGAGCTGAAACCACAACGACGGGAGCCGACGAAAATGCCGTCCCGCTGAAATTGATATGGAGCTGTCCGTTGCTCCCGGTCGTCCCGGAACCGTACTTGATTTTCAGCCCGTTCGGTATGCCGCCGAGTCCGAGGTTCGTCCGGGCGGCGGCGGCTGTCGTCGCCCCTGTGCCGCCTCGATTTATAGGGACGGTCTGAGAAGCCAGCTCGGAAACAGTAGTCGAAAGCTGTGAGAGTTCTGCCGCAATCTGGGCTATCTGGCGAGCCGTGTCATCCTCTGCGGACTCAAGCGAAGCAATCGTGTCGACGACCGTAGTCTCCCCGCCGAGGGTGATGCTGTCATAGCGGTTCTGCAAGACGTTGTAGACCGTCTTCGTGACTTGTTTCTGCACCTCAACGCCGAGCTGTTTGTACTCGACTGTCACCGTGTCGCAGAGCTCAATATGCTCGACGTAGGGCTGACCGTAGTCGGTCGTTTGCCAAAGGGGGACGAAGTCGACCGTCACTTCCTCGGTCGCTTTCGCAAGGGTGGTCGCCGCAAGATAACTCGTCGCATAGGAGGTGATTTGAGCCCGGGTCGGTTCTGTCTCGAACTCCCCGGTAACATCGAGCGCAAGCGTCCGTCCGAACGCATAGTCGGCGACGTGGGTGTTCTGGATGACCTGCGGGGAGGAGTAGACGATGGTGCCGTCCTCTTTGATGTAGAACGCCATCACGCCGGTGATGGTGTCACCGATGTCGACCGCCCGGTCGAGCCCGGTCAGGTTCTTCCCGTAGGCAATCCTCACGCCCTTGTCTGCTCCTCTGGACTGGTGCAGGATGACGTTCCAGTTGTCCCACTCGTACTCACCGCCATAGGTGTCGAGGATAGACCCCTCCATACCTCCGAGCGCAGTCCTGATTGCACTCGGGACGGAAATCTTGTAGTTTCTGCTCGAGGAGATGTCGGACTCGAACGAGAAAGGGCAAGAATCAAGTGCCGCAGACTTCAGAGCCCGCATAGCGGCTTGAGCGTTCCCCGTGCCGCTGATGGCAGGGACGGGGACGAACGAAAGCTGGTAAGAGATGTGCCGGGCATAGATGGTCGAAGTCCCGGCGAGGTTCTTCGTGATGCGGTAGATGCGGAAGCCCTGCGGGGCTCCCGTCTCTCGTCCCCGTGCGGCGATTATTCTGTCCTCAATTAAAGCTGAGAAACCAGCCCCGGCGATGGGATACTCCATCTCCAGCTCAAAGGCACCGTTGCGCTCCTCCGTGACGGTGCAGGAGATGGCATCCGTGAGGGTGCAAAGTCCGAGCCCGTCAAAAGCGGTCGCATCTTTTTCAAACAATACAGGAGCCATAGTCATATCCTCGTGATGTTCAGCTCGACGGTCGCCGTCCCGGTATAGGTTGCGATGATTTGCGGGTCGTCCGGGTCGTCGTTCCAGACCTCATGTTTGGCTGTAAGTTCGAGCCCTGTTCCGTCACTGAGGGACGGATACGTTCTGTTCTCCGGGTTCTGCCATGATTCCTCCGGGGGGGTGAAAGTCACATATTGCGACGCAGGGCCGAGATAATTGTCCATGTCGTCCGTGCCATAGATGACCTCCGCTTCGCAGTCAATGACGATTTGGTCATAGACTGTTTGCGGGGCAACTTGTACTCCCCAATACTGGATGCCAAGCTGAGCCCCTGACTGCGAGTATACACGAATCTTTGGGTATGACCACATATAATAAGGATTGTCAAAGGTCTCCGTCACGTCAGCCGTCCGAAAGTCGAGGTCGACCTCTCGCCAGACATACTGGAGGGGCTTGCAGTTGAACACAAGGTCGAAGACCCCAGTGTCGCTTGTAAACCAGAGCTCCGGGGTGATTCCTCCAGCAAATTCTGCCATGCGATAGACCCCGGGATGCTCGCTATCGAACAGCTCCCCATATCCTCTCGAGTTCGAGTACATCAGGTCGCAGAACTGACCGAATTTTTCCTGCCATCCGTCTTTTATCAGGCAATGATACACGAGTTCGACGTTATTGTAGCCGCCGTGGTCGATTATCAGGTCGCCGTTCCTGCCGGGGACGTGGACGAGCTCACGGTCTCGCTCGGGTTTAGGCCAGCTCTCCGAACTGTCCACGACTACGCCGAACTCCTCTTCCAAATCCATGCCATTGTAAACTAACTGCCCCATACTGCCCTCCTACTGTTCAATGTCTGCTGTAGTTTCCGAGCCACGGCATCCGCAAGGAGTGACTCGTTCATGCCCGGGGATGCGTTGAC